AAGGTGGTTATATCAGCACCATTACAGACTATTTGGCATCGGGCGAATCTATTACTGCAGTAGGTGGAATTGGTACTGCAAATATATTGGGAAGTAATACTGGTACTCTTTACATGACGAATGATAATGTTGGATTTGTAACGTCATTAATTACAAAGACTGATGTTTATCTGGAAAATATTTCTTATGATTCTCTTGGTGCTAATAGTCCTAAATTATCATCTGATCAAACCAAGTTCCAACCAACTAGTTTGTACTTCGATGGAACTTCAGCTATGAGTGTGAATTTAACTAATATCTTTACATTTCAAAATGATTTTTGTATGGAATGGTGGTCATACTATATTAGTGGAACATTGTTCGAAACTCCTCAATACTACAACACCGGTTTTATGATAAGAAATAATGCATTTTATGGTGTTGGTGGTGGAGGTTCATCGAATACTTGGCAACATAATGCTATTATTAGAAAAAATGGAACCAAATACTGGTATGTGAACGGTACACTTGTGGATACCTTTAGTGCTTATCTTACTGGTAATAGTGGAGTACTTTATTTTGGTTACTGGGCTAGTCAGAATGCATATTATTTCAATGGTTACTTATCGGACCTGGTTATAACTGTAGGAAACTCAAGGTACGATGTTACTGGTGGAGCATCCTTTACTCCACCAACTGCTGCATACGATCCAAGCACTGATGCATATATTGATTATGTGGTTCATTATTCAACATTCACTGAGACTGATGCAATAACTGGATATCCAGACTATTCAACCGGTAAAACTATTCAATACAGTCCAAATCCTTTCAATAAACAGAGAATCAATAAAATCGTTGGTGTTGGTTCAAATATTGTCGGCATTTCATCTGGTGGTTACTATGCATATGCAAATCAAGATGATTTAACTACTTGGTATTCTGGTAGACTTGGAACAAATGATTTGAAGGGTATAGTATCAAATGGAATATCTACTGATATCAAGATTGGTATTATTAATGATTCAGGTTCACTTTACTTCTCCGAATAAATAACTAAAAACTAGATATGGCAATACAGCATACTTGGTCTGTTAATTCTACTTTTAAATATGGTGATAGTGGTGGAACAGTTTATAAAGTGATTTTTAAATTGGAGACGGTTGATACAGAAGATCCTAACAGATTTTTTGTATCAACGATGGATATGGTAGAGATACCAACTGGCAATTCTGATGATGAAAATTACACACCATTTAATGAATTAACAGAAGAACAAGTTATAGAGTGGGTTGTTGATAATACGACTAATTATAATGTTCAGAATACTGACCCGATTGAAACTAAAAACATTTATGAGATAAGTCATGAGATGTGGATTAGAAAAATCAAGGAACATGTTGATTTTGCTCCTGATAGACCTTATACATTAGTCGGATATCTAGGTGTCAACAACGACCCATTACCTCCAAATCCAGAATCAGAGGAAGAGGAAGAAGCACCTGCACCTGATATGATGCTGGATGATCCAGCTTGAAAAAATAACATTTCGATGTTATCATAAATTAGTATAGTTTATAATATCGCATATGAATTTTGCTGTATATTCAAAAGACAACTGCCCATATTGCTATAAGGTCAAGCAGGTATTAGAATTGACAAACAGCAACTATGTGGTTTATAATCTTGGTGAGCATTTTACTAAGGAAGATTTTTATTCTAGATTTGGTGAAGGTTCTACATTTCCACAAGTAGTATGTGACGATAAAAAATTGGGAGGTTCTGTTGACACGATTAAATTCCTCAAAGAGCAACAGGTCATCAAGTTCTAACATAAATAAAAATGAAGACCACAAGAATCGTGGTATTGAATTTTTACTTAATGGAGGTAAAAGAAAGCAGACACAACCATTCCACATCATCTTTGAGAAGATGGTTTGCTTTCTAAATCGGGAAGTAAACGTCTATTTTGAATTTTCCCTTAATGTAGGGAAGAAAAAAAGAGTTAACCCCCGGAGAAAGAACAATGTTAGCAGTTAGTTTAGTTTTTGGTTCATTCTTAACCATCCTGTTTCTAATACTGGGTACGATGATTGGTTGGACTGCTAGAGAATACATGATGAACTATCGGGAAGTACCAAGACCTCACCCCGAAATGTTTGATGAACAAGGGAATCTAATCCCAGATGAGGTAATTGCATTTAACTTTGAAAACTATCATGACAACTACGAAGAAATCGACGACGACGACGAATAAAAAACCCAGAGTAATCAAACCAAAGGAACCGGTTTCTAATCTTCCGAAGAATCCTTTTGCTTTCGAGGTTCTGGATCTTGTGTCTAAACAAAGAACCAAGGCAAAGAAGGTTGAGATTCTCAAAAAATATGAAGAACCTTCCTTAAAATCTCTTTTGATTTGGAACTTTGATGAATCCGTAGTTTCAATGCTTCCTCCTGGTGAGGTTCCATATTCTGGTTTTGATGATCAGAATGTTTATAGTGGAACTCTGACGACTAAGATTAACGAAGAAGTTCGTAGAATGCATGAGACGGGATCATTTTCTCTCGGTTCTAGTGATCAACAGGGACACACTACGATTCGTAGAGAGTCGAAAAACTTTTATCGATTCATAAAAGGTGGACAAGATGGACTGAGCACAGTTCGTCGTGAAACGATGTTCATCAATATTCTTCAAGGTCTTCATCCACTAGAGGCAGAAATACTTGTCTTGGTAAAGGATAAAAGACTCTCCGAAAAGTACAAAATCACACAGGACGTGGTTGCACAGGCATATCCAGATATTAATTGGGGTGGCAGAAGTTGAAGATTAGATTTATTCATGAAGATTGTGACCCTTCTTTGGCAGAGGATAGAAGTTTGCCACATACAGCTTACCTAGTAGAGTATAAAAAGGATGGAGTGTCTCATTACGACATCGTAATGGCAGGTAAAAGAGTTGATATATTTGACCACTATTGGGACAAGTATCGACATGATTTCGTGACCATGAATCAGAGTGAAGGTAGGACCAATCCAAAGTTGTGGGGCAATAAACCCCCCGAAACCAAAAAGCGAAAGTGATTTCAAAAATAGTCGAAAAAAAATCCCGGCAAAATTTTGATCTGTAGGGTCGCTTGACTAAATAAAGCATAGGGTCTATAATAGACCTACGTTCATCCGAGAGATCGGACGCAAGTAAGTCGCGGAACGGAGCGTTCATCCTATGTTATCAACTTTAGCTGTACTTTTTATGCATGTCCCTTCGGATATGTATTTGAAGTGTGAAGATTACAAGTGGTTGAAGGAAGGAATGGAGGATACCACTCTATTCACTCCTTCCGAGAAGTTTGAAATCATCACTAAGTGGATTGAGCATACTGAACCATCTTGTTTTGATAACAAGGACGCAAACGACTGAAGGAACGGGAGATTAAATTCACCCTAGTATTTCAGGACAGACAAATGAACACACTTAGTCTCATCAAAAAGCAGATCGAGAAAGCATCAGCACTGCACGATGCTCAGATTGCGATGACCACCTATCGTGGTGTCAAGTTTGAGTGTAAGCAAGGTGTTGATGAAGTTCACGGAACTTTCTGCTATCGCGGTCATACTTACAGTAAGTGATGGACTATCGATATCACTTTGATGATATGGATAGTAGTAACAGACCACCTAGTTGTTATCAACTCAAATATAGAGGAGTAACATACTGGTCCTGTTACAAGATTCACTTACGAGAATACTTTGATCAACTGTTAAAGGTTGAACCGATGTATAACAGGAGGGGTTGAAAACCCCTCTTTTTTTATGTTATAATATGGTGAAACAGCAAAGTATTATGGAGAAAGAAAGACTTAAACTGATTGTTCGAAATCTTGAACTACTTGTTGACTCACTGAAGGCAGAGGTGTATTCTGATGTAGATGCATACAAAACATCAGTTGATACAAATAAAATTGCAGGAATGACCGACTACGACGAAGTATTTGATGATGACGATGGATACCCGGATTAAAATCAAGAAAGTCAAAGAACTTTCAAAACTTCTTGAAAGATTGATTGCACAAGATCATCTTTACACCGAAGAACGTATTGAAGAGATGAAAGAGGCTCTATCTTCTGTAAAAGAGCAGATTGCAGAAATGGAAAAACAAAACTACAAAGGATTTGGTAAATGAGTGTAAAACTGGTAAGTGTTACTCCTGATGCGGAGAAGACAATGGCATATGTTGCTCGTGTGAGTAACCCTAATAATCAGGAAAATCCCAACTATGCCAAGTTGTTGGGATATTGTATTAAGCACAATCATTGGTCTGTGTTTGAGCAGAGTTTTATGACTCTGGAGATTGAGACTACTCGTGGTCTGGCAGCTCAAATTTTGCGTCACCGTTCGTTCACATATCAAGAGTTTTCCCAGCGGTACGCTGATTCATCTCTGTTAGGTTTTGATAAGATTCCACTACCAGAACTTCGTAGGCAAGACACGAAGAATCGCCAAAATTCTATTGATGATTTGGATCCTTTTGATGTTCAGACTCTGCAACTTCAGATGCAAACTCTCTTTGATTCTTCCATGGCTTTGTACAAGCAAATGCTTGGACGTGGTGTCGCAAAGGAATGTGCAAGAAATGTGCTTCCACTCTGCGTACCAACAAAAATCTACATGTCAGGATCATGCAGGTCATGGATCCATTATATAACTCTGAGGTCTGCAAACGGCACTCAGAAAGAGCACATGGATGTAGCAAATGGATGTAAGAAGATTTTTATTGAACAGTTTCCAACAGTTGCTGAAGCACTTGAATGGGTATAAATATTTTCGTATTGAAATTATAAAGAATGGCAACTTATCCTGTAAAACATAAAGAAACTGGTGAAACCAAAGAAGTGAAGATGAGTGTTCACGAATGGGATCAGTGGAGAGAAGACAACCCAGAATGGGAAAGATACTATACTCCATACAACGCACCAGGATTTGGTGAAGTTGGTGAATGGCAGAGTAAATTAGTTGCTAAAAATCCAGGATGGAATGATGTCCTTGGAAGAGCAGCATCTATGCCTGGCGCAAACGTAAAAAAGATTTAGTATTCTAGTATGGCAAGAAGAAAAAGAGGATCTGCAGAGCAACCTATTGGGGTTGGACTCACTGTAAAGCAGATGAAGCGTAGAAAACCATTAGGGTTAGAATATCTTATTGATATTGAACCTATTACTGATAATCAAAAAACTTATTTTGATTCATATAAAGAAGATAAACATCTAGTTGCCTATGGTTGTGCTGGAACTGGTAAAACGTTTATT